CACTAGAAGATTTGAAATAAATAGCAGTTCATTTTTCGATAACTTTAAAGACGGCGCTGTACCAGCAAATCTCTTAAATACTTTGCCGCCCTCCGTAAAAGAAAGCATCAAAAGAGGCGAAAAGAAAATTGCTCTAGACCCAGAAAGACTTTCTATCTTTTACTATAAAAAAGATGACTGGAGTAATTGGGCAAACCCTCTAATTTATGCTATTTTAGATGATGTCATTATGCTTGAGAAAATGCGTCTTGCCGATTTGTCTGCTCTGGACGGTGCTATTTCTAATATTCGTTTGTGGACACTTGGTAATCTAGACCATAAAATCCTACCAAACAAAGCCGCTATCAATAAGCTGCGAGATATTCTCGCTAGTAACGTTGGAGGCGGAACGATGGAGCTTGTATGGGGTCCAGAATTAAGTTATACAGAGTCAAATAGTCAGGTCTATAAATTCTTGGGATCTGAAAAATACCAATCGGTTCTTAATAGTATTTATGCTGGACTGGGCGTTCCTCCTACTTTAACTGGAATGGCTGGAAACGGCGGCGGATTTACAAATAACTTTATATCATTAAAAACACTAGTTGAGAGACTGCAATATGGTCGCGATCAACTTACTTCTTTCTGGGAAAAAGAATGTGAAATTATTAGAAAGGCTATGGGCTTCAGAAAGCCTCCTCATATTGTATACGATCAAATGAGCCTATCAGACGAATCAGCAGAAAAGAATTTGTTAATACAACTTGCTGATAGAGATATAATCTCTCATGAAACAATTCTAGAAAGATTCAAAGAAGTTCCTTCTGTAGAAAAAATGCGACTAAAAAGAGAAGATAAGGATAGGCAAAAAGAAAACATACCAGAAAAGGCAAGCCCTTTCCATAATCCAAACAAACAATTTGAAATGGAAAAAATAGATAAGCAAGCCAAGATCAATGAAAGAATTGCAGAAAAAAAAGAAAAGCAGGCTCCAGTCAATCCTAATGGAAGACCTCCAAACAAGATTGACGAAGGACCAAGAAAGAAAAGAGTTGAAACACCTAAATCAAAACCGGGCGTTGCAGAACTAATCGTGTGGGCTAACGAAAAATATGAAACGATCTCTAACCTAGTTAATAAAGCATACCTCTCTTCTACAAACAAAAAGAACATGAGACAGCTTACTAGAGCAGAAGTTAAAGATATTGAAACTGTCAAACTAGATGTTCTTTCTAATGTAGAATTTATGGGTAGCTGCTCAAGTGAAGAGATCGTGGATTGTCTTAATAATAAAAAAAGACTACCTCTAAAACTAAAAAATTCTCTTCAATCACAAAACATTAATCCAGAGTCTATGAACCTAGAAGATTACAAAAGACGCGCTATTTCCGCGTTTATTGAGTATTCTTTGGATAGTTGATTCGCGTTTTTAATAAAAAAAATAAATTTTTGTGTATATTATCTGTAGAGGTGAAATATGACAATAAAAATATATCAAAAAGAAATCGAAGACGGTATTGGCGAACTCGTTAAGAGTACCGCTAGTGTTGCGTATTGCTCTGAAGCTACTTTTCAGAGAGATAAAGAGATTCCTCTTAATGCGATTAAAAAGGCCGTAGCAGAAAATAAAGATCAGATAGACCTATATTATTTAGAGTCTGTTCTTGTCTCCTGTGGCTGGAATAAAAATGATGATGTGTTTATGCCAGAGGCAACTTGGGCAGCAAGAAACACACCTGAAGATAAACAATTTAATTTCATGCACGATGAGAATGATATCATCGGTCATATTACTGGTAGTTATGTCCTTACTAAAGATGGTAAAGCCATTGCAGATGATGGCGAAATGCCTGAAGACTTCGACATTATTACACAAGCAGTTTTGTATAATAGTTGGACCAACGAAGATAATAGAGAAAGAATGGAGAAAATTATCTCCGAGATAGAAGAAGGAAAGTGGTATGTTTCTATGGAGTGTTTGTTTGCTGGCTTTGATTATGCTTTACTAGGAGAAGATGGTTCTAGAAAAGTATTGGCTAGAGACGAGCAATCAGCATTTCTAACAAAACATTTAAGATCTTACGGTGGATCAGGTGAATACGAAGGCTATAAATTAGGTAGGGCATTGAGAAATATTGCATTTTCTGGCAAGGGGTTGGTTTCTAAACCTGCCAATCCAAGAAGTGTAATTTTAAAAAGTGTAGCATTTAACCTAGACGACGACTCTAATTTCGATATAGGAGAATTTAATATGTCTGATAACTTGCTAGAAAAGCAGTTGGAAGAAGTTCGCGCTGAACTTGCTGCTGCAAAAGCGGAAAATGAGGCTATCAAAGCTCAAATCGAAGAAGCAAAAGATAAAGAATTTGCTTCCAAGGTACAAGCTTTTGAAGGCACAATTGAAGAAAAAGATTCAAGTATCGCTGAACTTGAAGAAACCATTAAAAGCACTCAAGCTCGCGTTGCTGAACTTGAAGACGCTCTAGCAAAATCCAATGAAGAATTGGCATCTGCTAAAGAGCATATGGAAGAAATGAAGAAAAAGGAAAAGATGCAGAAGAGAATGGCTGCTCTTGTAGAGGCTGGATTCGACCAAGAGGACGTTGAAGCAACTCTTGCTGCTTTCGACGCACTTGAGGATGAAGCTTTTGAGGCTGTAGTTGCTATGTACGGCAAAAAGAAGGCTAAAGAGAAAGAAGCCGAAGCCGGTATGCCTCCTGAATTAAAGGAAGCAATTGAAAAGAAAAAGGAAAAAGACGCTAAAGCTGACGAAGAAGAAGCAGAAGCTGAAATCACTCAAGAAGCCTTTGAAGAAGTTGAAACTTCAGAAGCAACTTTAATCGACTCTACAGATCAAGTAGACGAAATCGAATCTACCAGAGCTAGTATTTCTGACTGGCTTTCCAAAAACGTACTTTCAACCAAGTAATCAATAGGAGATTAAACTATGGCTCTTAAAGCAGATAGATACGAAGAATCAACAGATATCAGCTTCTTCTATAATGAAGGAGTTGCTACCCGTGGTGGCGTTGTTGTTCTTGATGCTGCAAATGCATCTGGAGCAGCTATGGACCAAGGTGCTAACCTTGTTAAGTACGCTCAAGCTACAGCAGCTGACGTACCAGTTGGCGTTCTTTTGAACGATGTTGTCAACAAAGACCTAACCAGAACTCACCTTAATCAATACAAGGATGAAGTTCAAAAAGGTGGTAAAGTTACCATCTTGACTCGTGGTTGGGTTGTTACCAACAGTGTTACTGGAACTCCTAGTGCTGGCGATGTTGCATACGTAGACGAAGTTACTTCTGGTAACGTTGTAAACGGAGCTGATCTTGGCGCTACTTCTGGATCAATGGCCGTTGGACGTTTCATGTCAGCTCCAGATGCTGATGGATACGTTAAACTCTACGTCAATCTTCCAAACCTTGGTTAATAAATAATAGGAGATAAATACAATGTCATATACAGAAAGACCTAGCGAAGAATTCATTTCAATCCTTCGCAAATGTGGCGATTCCAACATGGATGTCGCGCTAGCGGCACAGAGAGAATTCGCTCAAGCCTTGGAACTTCCACTTCGCAAAGGTGTTCTTATCGGCAATATTCTCGGAAACATTTTCGAGACCATCAATGTAGAGCCGGGCGGAAGCACAGAGTATCCATTGGATCTTCTAGCTCCGGGACTTGAAGGCGAACACGTTGCTTACACCAATCCGGGTCACGGTCGTATTCCAGAGCGTGCGGTTGAAAGCGATTACGTCATGATTCCAACCTACAGCATCGCAAGCAGCATCGACTTCTTGCTTCGCTATGCTCGTGAAGCACGTTGGGACATCACCGCTCGCGCTATGCAAGTTTTGGAAGCTGGCTTCGTTAAGAAAATGAATGACGACGGATGGCACACCATTCTTGCAGCTGGTGTTGATCGCAACATCTTGGTTTACGATGGTGACGCAACTGCTGGCATGTTCTCCAAGAGACTTGTTAGCTTGATGCAAACCGTTATGCGTCGTAATGCTGGCGGTAACACCGGAAGTGGAAACCGTGGTCGTTTGACCGATCTTTACGTTTCTCCAGAGGCTCTTGAAGATGTTCGCAACTGGGGTCTTGACCAAGTTTCTGACGCTATCAGAACTCAAATCTACAACGCTGGTGAAGGCGGCGCTCCAATCACCAATATCTTTGGTGTTGCATTGCACGACCTAGACGAGCTTGGAGAAGGTCAAGAGTATCAGTCATTCTTCGAGGATGGTCTTGGTGGAGCGGTTGAAGGCAGCGACCTTGAGTTGGTTGTTGGTCTTGACCAAGGCGCTAACGACAGCTTCGTTATGCCTATGAAACAACAAGTTTCTATTCACGAAGATCCTACCCTACACCGTCAACAGAGAGTTGGCTGGTACGGCTTCGCTGAACTCGGATTCGGCGTTCTTGATAACCGTAGAGTTATCCTCGGCAGCTTCTAATTATTTATTATTAGCATAATATTATTCTGGAAAGGTGGTTCAATTGAGCCACCTTTCTTTTTTATACTATCTCCATATAAATGTGTATAATAATTTGATACATTGTACTTTTGGACTAGGAGAAAAACATGTCAGACTTCTCGGATTATTTAGAATCTGGATTATTACATCACGTATTTAGAGGGGAAACCTTCCCAAAGCCTAGCAATATGGCTCTAGCTTTGACTAGTGGACAACCACTTGATAGTCACACTGGCGCGACAATCCCAGAAGTTCCAACTGGAATCAATACTTCTGGAACTGGCTATTCTAGGATTGACATTGGAACACCTGCAACTTCTGGCGATTCATTCTGGACGTACTCAACGGAAGATCACGCTGTCGGAAGCGGTGTTATTACTAACGCAAGCGTAATTAACTTTGGTACTGCTTTAATTGATTGGGGCGCAGTCTCTGGTATTGCTATTGTGGATAGCAGCACTTACGGAGCTGGAAATCTTCTTATGCAATCAGTTTTAGACAACCCAAGGACTGTTTATCAAGGAGATTCTTTAAGGTTTGATGCTGGAACATTAAAAATAAACTTTAAGTAAAGGTCAATCATGACAACTTTATCGAAAACAGAATATATTAGTCAAGTAAATACTTTGCTTGCTGACAATTCTACTAGGCAAATATCGCCAGCGGATTTAAGAAAAAGCTTTATTGATCTAGCTGACTCTTTGGGTAATTTACTCAATGGTATAGAAGTTGACTCTTCTAATTTCTCCACTCCAAGTACAAGGTCAACAAAAGCTGGAAAAGAAGCACTAAATTCATTAAGTCTTGCTGGCAGAACTAGTGTAGATAATTCTGCTTTTGGTTACAGATCTCTTTATCAAAATTATAACGGTATCGAAAATACTGCCCTTGGATCTTATGCTCTATCCTGTAATCTTTACGGTAGAAACAATACGGCAGTAGGTGTAAATTCAATTGGATCAAATGTTGGCGGTTCTGGTAATACCGCAATCGGTTCTTATTCACTTAATACTAATAAATTTGGTGACTTTAATATAGCGATAGGGTTCGGTGCTGGTTTTGGTGCTACTGAAAACGAAAACCATAAATTCTATCTGGGCGTACACGAACAAGCATCTGGAGGGTGCGATGTAACGCCTCATGGAAACACTGTACCACTTCTTTACGGCGACTTAAAAACAAGACAGTTAGGGATAAGCGTAGAATCTTTTGTTTCAGATGAAAAATTGAGAGTTCCCGGAGATGTTAGAATATCTGGTGATGTTCTGATGAATGGGAATATTAGACCTCTAGAAAATGCCACATATACAGTTGGAACGCCTAGCGAAAAATGGAATGGCTATTTTCACGATCTACATGTATGCAATTTGTACTATGATTGTGAGCCGGATATCATTGAAGGTTTTATGACGGAGCAGATACTTGCCCCAAGCGGCTACTGTTTTCCGACTTCTGGTATATTAAGGGTAAAATTGGTTACTCCTTCTGGAGAATTGGATGGTGGAACCTGTCAAGACGGTTATGACAAGGTCATTATAAACAGAGATGCTACTTTAGCTATTAGTGGTTGCCAATATGTTATAGCTCACAAAATAAATCATGAATACAGGCCGATTTGGGTTGGATGTTCTGGTTATTGTGACGATCTATAATAGAGGTAAACATGGCTTGTGTAGACGTTTGTAGAACTCAATGTCACTGTGTGACTGCGCCACCACCCATTGATGGCGCTTGTTGCTATTTTGATACCGATACATTTGAACATGTATGTCAGAATACATTATCTGAATGTGAATGTTTAAGAAAAGTTTATGGATATTGGAATCCCGGCTCTGTCTGCGAATCCTCTTTGTGTGAAACTACACCTCCTCCATGCGATCTTTTTTGTTGTCATATTGACGGCGAGATAAAAATAGCTATTGGTTGCGACCCAAGTCAACCTGCACCGACCTGTCCTCCAAATTTCTATGCAGTATCTTCTTTTGGAGATTGTGTGCCAACGACAACTCCAGAGCCGCCAACGACGAAAATGCCTGTTCGTGGCGCTTGTTGTCATGGTTTTGGTGATTCTTGTACAGATATCAGTGAGTTTTTTTATGGTAATCCAGACACTTATCAAGAACAGGCAGAGTTATGTTTAGAAGAACATCCAGATGGAACATACTACGGTGGCCTTAAATGCTCTGAAATAAATTGTGAGACAACTACTACAACCACCACCACTACCACCACGCAAGGACCAACAACTGAAGGTCCAGAAGTCTTTGGCGCCTGTTGTGACACTACCAATGGTGGTTGCTTCAATTTGGTCGGTACTCTAGACTATATTCAGTCAGTATGCACTGGCGCAAATAAAGCATTTTATCAAAATGTTTCTTGTCAGGAGATTGATTGTTCAACCTATACAACCACTACAACCACTACAAGCAATCCATCTTCAAGCACAACTACAACCACGACAGCTTCTCCGGCGTCTTGCGGCACTTGCTGTTTAGGTGATTTAAGTGATCCAGATTCAGTTATTAGCGTTGGTGGTGGGAATATGACGCCAGAAGAATGTGCTAATATAGGAGGTATATGTTCAGAAATACCTTGTGACGATCTAATAAATCCTCCAAGTGAACCCACGACTACAACCACAACCACAACCACAACTGCTATTCCAACTACCTCTGAAGCCACAACGCAGTCGCCAACGAGCTGCGCCATATGCTGCGCGTGTTGCGACCAAGGTGTTGAAATATATATACCAACAGGCGAAGTTGATTCAAAC